GCTTTCATCATTGCGTCTGCTACTTTGTAAGCATTCTTTGCTGTATCTTCCACATTCTCGCAAGCGCACCACTTGTTTGCCAAAAATGCTGATGCAAAGTAATCACGCAAGTCCATTCCGTAACCAACAGACATTGATTGACTATCAATAGCGCCATTTAAAGAATATATGCTTCGTGGAAATGCTGGTATATCTTTCATATCATCTTCTCCAAAATTTGTAGTGTTCTATCACGCACCATGTCAATAATGTTTTGTCCATCAAGGGTTTGCACTTCATCTATGACAAACATGTCTTCATAGAGTCTGTGATACCGAATGACCAACTTAATATCTTCATAGCGCACATGCTTTGCAAACTGGGCTTTTTTCATATCCCACGTTTTGTGGCCTTCTATCCATTCCATGCTAATCCTTCATAAATAACAAAATTAACCAACCCCACACAATTAATGCTAGACCTGTTATCAAAACATCGGGGGTCGATATTCTTTGACGGGGGCCTTCAATTGGATTGCTGTAGTCTTGAGGAAAAGCTTCACGCAACGACCGTGGGTACATGCGTGGGCTATCGTTGACACCATCAATGCTCCCGACCCAAGTGATCTTGGATTTCTTTGACGATCTTGGAGTGTTCGGCATCCGTAAGAGCCCCTGATATTTCTTCGCCTTTCCTGCTGCCATCTTCATCTCCTTGGTAATAAACCTCATACTCATAGAAATCTTCTTCACCCCATTCAGGATCACCCTCAATGACGTTGTACTTAACATCACATTCACCCCAGTCACCTAGGTCTACTGTTACTTCATCCATTGCTGTCTCCAAAAGGATCGCCAAAGACTGAGTTAACGCCAGTGCGTAGGTTTACTAGTCCATTGTTGGTTTGTTGAATGTAATCACCGTTAGGGGCTACCCAATCGCTGCCGACTTTTGTAAAAACAGTGCCATCGCTGGCAATCTTTACGGTATCGGTGGTGGTGTAGGTTTTGGCAGAGAACGGATTGGTTTCAAACATCTTGTGCCTCCAATCGTTTGTTGAACTCAATCTCTCTGATGTAATTTATTACTTCGGTAAGAGTCTTAAATTCAGTGCCACAGTGGTCGTTTATCAGTTTAAGAGGTAGGCTTCTGCCCTCTTCAAATCCCACGTTAAATGCGCTCAAGTAATCCATACATATCCTTTCTTAATCACTTGTGTAGTCGCATCGTACATCAACCTAGGCTATAGTCAAAACAATTATTTCTATCAAAATTTACAACCCAATAGATAAATTCAATCAACGACTATAGAGTTTGGGTTACTATACCTAGGTTATAGAAAGGATACATATGACACCACAAGAACTATTTAAGCTTGCTAACCCGTACCAAATCTCTAAGATTTTGGGCATTACGCCATCGAGCTGCTACAAATGGAATAAGACTGGGGAAGTACCTCCTTTGCGTCTGTATGAGTTAAAAGAAAAGAAGCCAGAGTGGTTTACCAAATGAGTTACTCCGACATAGAAATGAAGGTTATCCAATGGTCTGAGGCTCGTAAGATCATTCCTAACAGTACTCCTGTAGCCCAATGGAAGAAAGGCATGGAAGAGATGGAAAAACTGCGTGATGCTTTGTACTTCGAGAAACTAGACGATGCCAAAGACGCTGTAGGCGATGTGATGGTCTGTTTGATCAACATCTGTGCCTTGCTAGACATCAACTTGGTGGACTGTTTGGCATTGGCCTACAACGAAATTAAGGATCGTAAGGGTACGCTAGGTGAGGATGGCATTTTTTACAAGGAAACATGATGCCTAGTTGCTTAACTTGTAAATACTACTCAACCAAAAACACATACGTTAAAGATAAATGTTTTAGTTGTACTCCGCTTTATACAAATTATGAGTTTGCAATACAGCCTATTGAAACCGCTTTAAGCGTCCAAGAAGGCGGGGATCACTACAAGTCCAAGGCTATCCAGCCTGTGGTCTACATCCATGCCAACAAGCTGGGATTTTGTGAAGGTAATGTCGTCAAGTACATTACCCGATATAAGGAAAAAAATGGCATCGAAGATCTTAAAAAGGCCAAACATTACATTGAACTTTTGATAGAAATGGAATCAAAATGAGCCAAGTGACTATAGTCGTGACAGACAAAGATGATGGCACTTTAAATGTTGCTATACAAGCAGAGCCAGACGAAGGTAATTCACAGGCTCATCAGGTGAGCTTGATGTTTTTAAACATGTTGGAAAACCTACAAAAACCACAAATCATTACAGGGGAATAGCATGGGATGGGCAATAGGATGGACTTGTTTTTGCGCTTGGTTAACACATATCTTCTTTTGCTTTGGACACATGGCATGGGGATTCTTGGTTGCTGGCGCTATCTTTTTCCCAATAGGTATTCTTCACGGTTTTTACCTTTGGTTTAATTGATGATATGATTTTGCGAAACACGGCTAGGTGCGAAGTCATGAGCGCACCGAAAAGAGTTACTCCCTCTCCTGCCGATTGTTTCCTCTAAGGGAGCTGTAAAAGGCGAGAGTAATGCACTACTTTAATTTTCACATTGGTGACTACATTAGTCACACACTTCACCTGTCTGCCGAAGAAGACTTGGCATATAGGCGTTTGCTCGACATGTACTATGACTCAGAGCAACCAATACCCAACAATATCCCACTGGTTAGCCGTAGGTTACGCATGGGTTCTGAGGTTGTTGAATCTGTTTTAAAAGAGTTCTTTGAGGTTACCGAAGAGGGATACAGAAACAGACGTGCAGACCTTGAAATTCGTGAATATCACGGGTTTATTGATAAGCAAAGAAAGAACGGAAAGCTAGGCGGTAGGCCAAAGAAAACCCAACGGAAACCCACCGCTAACCCAGACATAACCCAAAAAAAGCCTAACCAAGAACCAGTAACCATAAACCATAAACCAATAGTAAATACAGCAACTGTCGTTGCATGTCCTGACGGACTAGATATTTCTGTTTGGCAGGATTGGTTAAAGATTCGTAAATCAAAGAAAGCACCGTTAACAGAAACAGCATGGAAGTTGTTTGTTAATGAATGCAACAAAGCAGGTTGGACTGTTGATGATGCTGTCAGGGAATGTTGTTTAAGAAACTGGCAATCCTTTAAAGCAGATTGGGTTGCCAAACCTGTTAACAAAGCAGACCAAGTCTTCACAACTGTGCCAAGCCGTTTTGAGCGCGATCCTGCTCTTATCGCTGTCGAACAAAAATTAAAAGAGGCGGTTCCGATGCCTCCTGAAATTAGAGCCGCTATGGAAAGGTTACGCAAATGATTATTAATTTACAAACAAAAATTGATACGGAAATAGATCTTGGCAACGTTAGATTTGCTAAAGAATCAGACATCAAATACATAATTTCTTTATCAAAAAAAGAAAATCACAGTCTTGGATTTATACCAAAAATGGCATATGAAGCAGCTATTACAGGAATTAAAACAGGTGATCGATGGAGCAATGTTTGCAATGACAAACTATTTGTTATTGAGTGCAATGGTGATCTTGTTGGTTTTTGTTTAGCCAGTTTTGGAATTCCTAATGCTATAAGCAAAAAAGGAAAAATTGCACAAATATGTTTACAAACTGATGCTAGAAAATTTTTACGGGGCAGAAAGCTTTTAGACAATGTAGTTGAATACGGTAAAACTCAAGGAACATTTGCTTTTAGTGCTGGTTGTGCAAATGACCTGGAATCTAATCTTTTTTGGAAATCAATGGGTTGGATTTGTATTGCACAAAGGATGGGCATTTCACATAAAAACACATGGAAACAAACTAGCAAAAGAGTAATCAATATTTATAGATATGACCCAAGTGATTTTTTACTTGCTTTAGATTCATTTTCTTTCAATGGTGATATTTGATGACACATTCACAAGCCCATCAAATACTTGATAATTACAAATCAAGTTCTTTACTATTGATAAACCAAGCATTGATATGCCTAGGCGACTTAGATGTCCACCAATACTCGACAAGCCCTTATCGAACACTACGCAACTCTAGCGATGACCAAGGGTTGGCTGGATCATGCGAGGTACAGGACAAGGGAGCTAGAGGCGTGTCAATCGGGACTGTGGTCAGGTATTGGGCAGCAAATCAAGGAGCGAATTGATGAGAAAAAAAAGCAATTACAAACCACGGTTCATCCGTAAAGACATCATGTCTTACGTCAAGAGTGGCTTACAAACGGTGGCTAACGTCCCACATGCTGGCTCAACCCTGCGGATTAAGAACTTTAATGCTTTGGAAAACGTAATGTTTGGTAAGGCTACAGAAGAGGATGTTAATGTCCTGATTAGCTCATTCAACATTACTGAGGCCATTGCCAGACTATTTCCACAAATGGGTGGTGACTGGATGGCAGAGATAAGAGAGGCACAAGACGCAATTTTGAACATGGGTAAACGTGGTGTGAGCGGTAGAAACTTTGCCTTTACTGCGTTAGAGCTACAGGCCGTGCGACTAGCCATGCAAATCCATGATCAACAACTTGAAGAGATCACGGTGCGCGAGATAGAACAGGCAATGGACTATGTTGCTGAATGCATACGCCTCAAGAAGGCTAGACCAATCGTGGAGGCAGCATGACTCAAAATGAAATCATTGAGATGGCTAGAGAGTCTGGGTTAGAAACTCAAGATGGATTTTCTGAATCTGTTTTTTATTTTGCCAAACTGA